AGGCCACTGCTCATCGACACTGCACTCACGCAGCACCCAATCAATGTAGACCTGTGCTGGGTCGTTGCTCTTAACAATCTCGTATGTCACCTCAGTTGGTGTTTGCAAGGCGTCAAAGACAGTCACCTGAGTCTCTGTCTGTTTCTTTCCTTTCTTGTCCTTGAAAGAAACTACACGGGTGGCGTAGATGTAGATGTTCATGCTCATTTTGTTTCTTCCATTCCAAAATGTTGTTTCATTTCCTGAGCCGCTGTGTGTCCATGCCATCGGCAGTGGTGGCACGCAATGGCAGCACATAGGTTGACAATGGCCTCAGCAAACTTCTTTTCCCACTCTAGATCGTCTGCCGCATAGACAGGAAAATGATATCCCATCTCACTGTCAGTCTCTTTCGCTAAAGTTTCAATGATGTCGTTGTTCACTTCACTTCATCCATTTCAAAATGTTTCTTGATGTTGTACGACGCTGTGTAATGCGCTGCCCAATCGCTTATGCGTACACATTCATTCACAACAAGTTCTCCATACTTCTGTCTGAAGATGTCCTCCCAAGGATGGGAGGTCTTTGGCATACCTAGAAGCTCAGCATAAGCCAGTGTCTCAGCTTCTTTGGCAAGGGTGTAGAAGATGTCATTCATAGCGCTGTTTCCTTTCATAGTCTGCATGGCTTATATTGGCGCATATTGGCTCATATCGGCTCATATCTGCCAAATTTCATTGGCTCAGTTTGGCTCAGGTGTAGAAGACGTCGCTCATAGCACTGTTTCCTCAACATCAGCTTCAATGTACTCCAGCATCCTACCAGTGTCCTTGGTGTAGAGCAAGGAACACGCTGGACCAGTGAGTCCACTGTATCGATTCTTGAGCACGCGAATGCGTGTGGTGTTTCTTTCATTCTCTTCATCGGCCTGGCCGTTACGCTCAGCACCAATTACTATATCGCTTAGTTGGGCAATGCTGCCGCTACCTCGCAATTGCGCTAGAGATGTTGCAGCACCTTCTTCGTGTCCTTTACCATCAGGACGCTTCAGATGTGACACAGCAAACAAGGCAATGTTGGTTTCCTGTACCATCATACGCAACTTGGTCATGATTTCGTCAATGGCTTTACGTTCATCACCAGACTCCTGCGCCGAGACGATGATCGAGATGTGATCTACAAAGACATACTTACACCCCATCACCTTTGCCAGATAACGAACTCTGTTGATGATGTTATCAACACTGGTGCTGCCAAAGTGATCAAACAGAAACACCCTGCCGGTGCCTAAGGTACGTTCATAGGCGTCCTTGCGTTCTTCTTCGTTGCTCTCTGTATCAGGCAAATGCAGAGGCTTGTTAGCTGCCAGCGACATCAACGACAACCCTGTCTTTCTGATGCTTTCTTCAAGAAACAACAGCCCTACGCTGTCGTCTGTATTCCCCAACAAATGCCAAACAATTTCACGCAGTAGCTGACTCTTCCCCAATCCGCTTCCAGCAGTGATGGTAACAAGTTCACCATGTCGAATGCCATAGGTGAGTTTATTCAACCCATCCCAAGGATACATACATTGTGCTGGTGCTGGTGGTGTAGACACCAAATCCCACAACGTGTTGCCAGCAACAATGCCATCGGGGATGTAGGCTTCAGCAGCCCACCAGCGTTGAACAAATAGAGCTTCTTTGTTTGCAGCGGTGTAATCACAGGCGTCTTTCATATCGACGTCGTGCTTAAACACCTTTGCTTTGTTGCCGAAAAGCTCTGCTACTTCCTTCGCTGCTTTCTTTCCTGGCTCATCGTTGTCAAAGCAGATGACGATGGACTCGAAACTGTTGAGCCATTCATACGAGGCTTTGCAATCTTTCAAGGCACCAGCAGCACCACTGCGGATGCTGACGACAGCCCATTTACTTCCTGTGGCCTGGAAAGCCGCTAGAGCATCAAACTCACCTTCAGTGATGGTGACGTACTTACCACCATTGCTGTAGAGATGTTGTCCAAACAACGCAGCCTGTGCAGGCTCTCCAATGCTGTGAAACTTCTTCTCAGCAACAGCCCTGACCTTGGCTGCTACGAGAGTGCCGTCCTTGTCATGATAGGGAAAATAGAAATTGGTCTTGTCTTTGACAACACCATAGCGCTCCAACGTTGATCGAGTGAGACGCCTGTCTGTGACAGAGCAGGCTTCGTTGTCCTCAAATATGGGTGCAAGATTCACATTCATCCTTTTCTTCGTTGTGGAAGGAATGACGGCAGAGCCATCACTTTCTGTAAACGTATTACATGCAAAGCAAAAGCTGCTGCCGTCTTCATTGATGCTACGTGCATCGCTGCTGCCACAATCTGGGCAGCTAACGTGTAGCCTGACGAATGTCATTGTTGTTGTTTCTTATCTAGTGATCTTTGTAAAGCCTTTATGGCTGTCCTCAATTCTTTGATGTGTCTGATGGTGTCTTCCTTGAACAGACGATAGTCATCAACAGATACGCCACCAGATGGTGACGTTACCTGCTGAACCCTCTCAGCAGCTATCTCTGCTGCTGTCTTAACTTCCACCATAGAAACCACCCATATACATCACTGAATACCACGCAGCCATCAAAGCCACCAGAAGAATGACGAAGGTGTAGTCATCGTCATCGTTCTTCATAGCAGTGCCTCTCCGACATACCGCTGTGAAGCAACATACTCACTACACTGCTTCACAGGGTTGTGCCACATCTTCCCTTCACTGTCTTGATAGTACAGGAAAGGCCAATGCTCAAGCCTCTTCACGGGGATAGAGGAATGACTGAATGAGTTCAAGCTCTGCTGTTGCTTCTGGCCCAAGATCAGCATGTTTGAATCTTCCTCTGATGTGTTCACGGATGTCTTCACAGGTGGAATAGTATTTGAACCAATCTAACATGTGAGAAGCCTCGTAGGCATCCTCACAGCATATCGTCACACTCTTGACGGTCATTCTTGTGTGCCTCCTTCAGAATTCCTTCGTATACATTCATCAACTCAGAGCAACGCAGATTGATGAGACTGATGATGGCGAGAAGATAGTTGTCAATGTCATCCTCACTCGGTGTTTCTTCTCTGTCAAGAAGAGCCTTACGAATAAGTTGAACGTCCTGGTCCAAAGACCACATATGCATGATGGGGTCTTCAAGCCGCTGCAATTGCAGAAAATTTGTCATTCATCGTTTCCTTTAGCAGGTTGGGATTGATAAGAGTTGACGGGAACTCTCGGATCTGTTGAGCCTTGGTCGAGCCCTTCAGCGTATGGACAAAGTACGGAGACACGCTAGCAGCGTTCTGATGCCCTGACATCATCATCACTGTCAACAGGTCACCACCATTCTCAATGACTTCAGTGATGGCTGTGCGTCGAAGATCACGAAGCTGTAGCTCTTGAGGGATGCCAGCAACTTCGCATATTTCTCTGTAGTGATACATGATGGTGACGATAGTGTACGGCACCCAATCGCGTTTGTCAGCAGAACGATGTCGAGGAGCAACATAGGTGCGGCAGGGATGTTCTTTGTACTGCTGCTGAAGGATGTTAGCAAGACCATCAGAAATTGGCAAGCGTACAGTGACGCCTTTCTTGCTCTGCTGTATCGTCACTGTTCTATTCTTCAGGTCAACAGAGGACCACTTGAGATTGAGGATGTCGCTGACACGCTGTCCCCACTCATAGAGACAATAAAAGATGATGCCAGCACTTCTCCATTCCCATTTGCTGAATGCAGCATTCAACACCGACAACACCTGTGAGCGCTGCCACATCATCTTCCTGGCAGCAACAGATATTTTCTTGATGTGGCTGAAGGGATTCAATGTGGTGAAGCCATGACGAATGCCCCAGTTCCATACAGATCGATGTACAGAAATTATCTGGTTGGTCTGTAGCGGTCTAGAGCCCGACTTCAACTCCTGTTCGTACATACGCTGTACCAATGGTGCTGTGATGAAGTCTATCTTGGCATTAAAAAATTCAACACCGCCAATTCGCTTGTGCTGCCACAGGTGAAGAACAATGTTGTATTGTTTCTTGACACCAGGCGTCAACGCACAATAGTCTGTGCTGTTGAGATAGCTGTTGATGAGATGTGTCACTCTGCCTTCTTTATAAGTGCGTCGAGTTTCTTCTCTCACCTTTATCCACTTGACATATTTGTCGTTGTAGAAAGCAGCGTGCTTGACTATTGCATCATAGTCTTTGCTCCTCTTGCGCTTTACAGCACCAGCAACAACGGCTTTGTGCGGGGGGTCATAATAAAAGTCGTTGCCAACTTTCTTAACGTGACGCGGAAGGACAAGGTCTGTCATGATATTTGAAGCCAGTTGTCAATGTCTTTGTCGTTGTAGAGCACTTCGCCGTGCTGTGTTGCTTCATCAGCACAGGGTTTGCAATAGACGACGTAGCTGATGTAGGGGCCATTCCTTGGGCAATATTGCTTTAGGACAATGGTGGCTGTGTCGGCATAGCTGTCTACGTTGTGACCGCATGTACACACTATCACATTCGCCTCGCTTCTCTGATGAGTGCTACTGCTGTGTAGATGTTATCGCTGTGAATGACACCATCCATATACCCGTCAGAGCCGGCATAGCCTGCTTCAAAGATGATGTTATCTAACACAGCAATGAGTTTGTCTTGCATGTCGGCGTAGTCGCTGATTCGATTCTGTAGGGTTACCCAATCGAGTATAGATTGACTCATAGCTTCGCTTTCATTGGAAACAAAGGTTCACGTCTCTTGATGGTTAGCCAGAACAAGGTGATTTTCTTCATATTCCTACCAATAGAAGCGCTGCAACAGTGCCTAATACTACACCAATGGTGCAGCAGACGGCGACAACAAAGAATGGCTCACGCTTGTAAACAAGCTCGATGCAATAGGGATGACGGGCTGGCCAGGCTTCCACGGTAGAGCGTGGAAAACGGCGTGTGGTGGTGTTCATGTCTTGCCCCTCTCCTGAATCATGGCCGCGTATTGCTCTTGAGTCACAAGTATGGAAGGCGGCGACTCAATTCTTTTGAGGTAGACCAGACGATCTACATAAGGCTTAATAGCCTTTTCGTACTCCAAGC